AAAGGATCTAAGCAATGGCAAATACAGATGCCGCGTTCGGACTTCGTCCGTATCGTATGCTTGGAAGCGGTGTGAACTCAACCGGCGACGTCGTCTACAACATTCAGACGGCTTCGACGGCTGGTACCTCAAGCGTTATCTATCAGGGCACCCCTGTGATTCCGCTCGCCAACGGCTTGGTCGACATCGTCGGCAATGCCAACGGCGGTACTGTTCCGCTTCTCGGCGTTTTCATGGGCTGCAACTACATCGACCTCACGGGCAAGCCCAAGTGGTCGCCGTACTGGCCGGGAACCGCTGCTGTTAAGGCAAACACTGCCGCGACAGCAACGATTGTTTCTGACCCAGATGCAACATTCGCAATTAACTGCGATGCGGCAGCAGCAGACTCACTCATCCACGCTAACGCAAACCTTGCCTCGGCAACCTCGGGTTCAACGACCTCGGGTCTTTCTTCGGCAGAGCTTGCGGTTTCGACGGCTAACACGACCAACACCCTCAACCTCCGCATCCTCGGCTTCGTAGATACGCCGAACGATTCGGATCCGTCGGTTGCTGGCCGCATTGCCATCGTTCAGCTTAACAATCACTTCTATCGCTACTGTGCTAACGGCACAGGCGCTGGCGTCTAAGGAGTAATGGACAATGGCAATTACTCGTTCACAACTCCTCAAAGAGCTTGAGCCCGGCCTCAATGCACTCTTTGGCTTGGAGTATGACCGCTACGACAACGAACACGCTGAAATCTTCGATACGGAGAATTCAGACCGTGCATTCGAAGAAGAAGTCATGCTCTATGGCTTTGAACAAGCCCCTGTAAAAGGCGAAGGCGCTGCCGTCGCTTATGATCAGGCAGGCGAATCTTTCACGGCTCGCTACACCCATGAGACGATTGCTCTTGCATTCGCCATCACGGAAGAAGCTGTGGAAGACAACCTCTACGACAAGTTGTCGGCTCGCTACACCCGCGCTTTGGCCCGTTCAATGTCGAACACCAAGCAGGTTAAGGCAGCTTCGGTTCTTAACAACGCGTTCTCGTCTTCATATGCAGGCGGCGACGGTGTCTCGTTGGTGAACTCGGCTCACCCGACTGCAATGGGTGGCAACTGGTCGAACACGCTCGCGACGCAAGCTGATCTCAATGAAACCTCGCTTGAGCAGGCCCTCATTGATATCTCCTTGTTCATCGACGAACGTGGCCTCAAGGTCGCTCTCCGTGGCATGAAGCTCATCATTCCCCCGCAGCTTCAGTTCACTGCACAGCGCCTCTTGAAGTCGGAACAACGCACCGGCACAGCAGACAACGATATCAACGCGATCAAGTCTGGCAGCTACCTGCCTGATGGCTTCGCGGTCAATCACTTCTTGACTGACCCTGATGCGTGGTTTGTGAAGACCGATGCGCCGAACGGCTTGAAGCACTTCGTTCGTTCGCCCCTCAAGACTGCTCTTGAAGGCGACTTCGATACAGGCAACGTGCGCTACAAGGCCCGCGAGCGTTATTCGTTCGGTTGGTCTGACCCGCGCGGTATCTACGGTTCACAAGGTGCGTAATTTGCACTGACCGTGTTACAACAGATTGGGGGCTGGACTTGTGTCAGCCCCCTTTTTGTTATACAGTTTTCTAGTCCCTGACAGTCATAGTGGCTGACACACCCAACGACAGGAGACCCTAATGGGTACGACGACTTTTTCCGGCCCCGTACGCTCGGGCCCAATCAAGTACACAACCGGCACCACACTCGGCACGGACGTTGCCAACATTGGTGAAGTTGTTCTTTCTCAAAAAGAAGCAATCACGCAAGCCACGAATGGTGGTTCGGCTGGTGTTTACACGACCAACATCGTGATTCCGGCGGGCTCGACGATCACGAGCATTCAGCTTTTTGTCACGACAGTTTGGGACGGCGCAGCCTCTACGCTCGGCATCGGCTCAACGGCTTCTGCAACGGCTTTCACGGCTGCTGGCGCAGTTGCTGGCGGCACGCTCGGCATCATCGCAGCAACGGCTGGCGCTGACGCAACCCGCGTTGGTAACTGGGTAAACGTCGGCACGTCAGACGTTAAGATCCGTGTCACTTCGACGAACACCGGCGCTGGCGCTGGCACACTCGTTGTGAACTACATCCAGCACGGCACATACACCGCCTAATGTGATTGGGGGCGGTGCAACAATTGCATCGCCCTTACAACCTGTTTTGTAGGAGAATCACATGGCGGATGCTGTAGCTTCGCAAGTAATTTTTGACGGCTCGAAGACGGCTGTCATGAAGTTCACGAACATTTCCGATGGCACTGGTGAGTCCGCCGTAATTAAGGTGGATGTCTCTGCTTTGACGCCTTATCAAGGTACACCTTGCACAAGCGTAAATCTTGTTAAGCTGGACGCTATGACGGTAGGTATGGGCGTTGATATCCTTTGGGATGCAACGACCGACGTTGTTTGTTACACAATCGGTGCAGACCAGTTCATCACGTTTGATTTTGAACGGTTTGGTGGCCTGAATAACAACGCCGGTGCGGGTAAAACAGGCGACGTATTGTTCACGACAGTCGGTGCTACCGCTGGTGACAGATACACTGTCGTCCTTGAGATGACAAAGAACTACGGCTGAGAGGCATAAATGGCTGCTCCGCGTCCACCTGCTTCAATTACCAGAGTCGGAAGCTACGAGCCTTTCGAACTCCAAGTGGCGCGTGGGCAGATCCCGTGGCATGAAAGCATCACCGTATTCGGTTATAACGATGACGTAGATAGCTCACTTGAGACTGTCTGGCCTTACGGTGGTCTTCTTCAGTTTCCGTCAGCAGCACTACAGCTTTCTGTAAGTTCTGATAATGCAAACGACACCGCAGCGGGGACAGGCGCAAGAACTGTTTATCTGTCCGGTCTCGACGCAAATCACAACACTATTTCTGAAACAGTTACGCTGAACGGTTTGACGGCTGTCACAACAACGAACTCGTATCTTCACGTCAATCAATGCTACGTTGCAACTGCCGGATCCTCTAATAGCGCCGCCGGTAACATTTACTTTGGCACAGGCGTGGTGACATTAGGCATTCCTGCAACTGTCTACGACATCATCAAATACGACTACAACACTCGCGTCACAGGTAGTTACACCATTCCTGCGGGCTACACTGGGTATGTCATGCAGGGCCTCTTTACAGCAGGTCAGGTGAGCAGCAGCAGTGCAATTACCGGAAGACTTATGACACGCGGTATCAATGATATACGTCGTACCGCTGCGGTCACGACAATCAATAATGGAACTGCTAACTACGCCTTTGAGTTTCCTTTGGCGGTCCCAGAGAAGACTACGCTAGAGGCACAAGCAGTTGGGGCAGCAACAAACAACTATTGCTCCAGCATGTTTGTGGTTGTGTTGATCAAGAATGATGCGGGGACTGCGTGATGGCTAAAGACATGGGCATCAAGACCTCCGTGAAGTCTGGAAATTTCCGCCCCACCAAGCAGGGGGCTGGAATGACGGAGAAAGGCGTAAAAGCCTATCGCCGTGCAAACCCCGGTTCAAAGCTGAAGACAGCAGTGACCGAGTCGAACCCGTCTGGTGAAAGAGCAAAGCGCCGTAAGTCATTCTGTGCTCGCTCTGCCGGACAAATGAAACAGTTTCCGGAGGCTGCGAAAGATCCGAATAGCCGCCTCCGTCAAGCGAGAAAACGGTGGAGGTGCAAGTGACACATCTTGATGACGGCATGAAGCACGTCCTTGATCTAGCTTCGGTTACTACAGTTTTAGGTGCACTAATGGGCATGCTTCCTTCTATTGCTGCGGGATTTACGATAGTGTGGACGGGTATTCGTATCTATGAAACGAAGACGGTTCAACGCGGCATAAGCAAACTCAAGGAGAAGTTCGGTGCGTAAACCCAGCATTGCGAAGACAATCGCAAAGAACAAATCTCGTAAGACGATGCCCGGTATGAAGGCTATGGCTCCGATGATGCCTGCGATGAAGAACGGCGGCGCTGCAAAGAAGCCAAAGGTCGGCATTGCGATTATGATTGCTGTAGGCAAAAAAGGTAAGAAGTGATGGCTAAGAAGCCTGCATCGAAAAGCAAAGTGAACGCTTCTGGCAACTACACAAAGCCAAGTATGCGTAAAGCTTTGTTCAATAAGATTAAGGCTTCTTCTGTTCAGGGTACTGGCGCAGGTCAGTGGTCAGCCCGCAAAGCACAACTTTTAGCCAAGCAGTACAAAGCAAAAGGTGGGGGCTACAGAGACTGATGAAATCTCCGCAGCAATCACTTAAGGATTGGACAGCGCAAAAGTGGCGCACAAAATCTGGAAAGCCTTCGTCAAAGACCGGCGAAAGATACCTTCCGGAAGCAGCCATTAAGTCACTTACACCCGCAGAATATGCGGCGACTACCAAGGCGAAGCGTCAAGGCAAGGCCAAGGGCAAACAGTTTGTGAAGCAGCCGAAGGGCATAGCCCAGAAAACTGCTCGTTTTAGATGAGGCGATAATGGCAAAGTTCCCAGATCTTACCGGTGACGGTCAAGTAACCAAGGCAGATGTTTTGAAAGGTCGTGGCGTCTATAAGAAGGGCGGCGCGGTCAAGAAAAAGATGCCGGGTAAAGTTGAAAAAGTGATGCGTGAGTTTAAATCTGGTAAACTTCATTCCGGCAAAAAAGGTCCGGTGGTCAAGAGCCGTAAGCAGGCGATTGCCATAGCCTTGTCAGAAGCTGGTATGTCAAAGAAGAAGGGCAAGTGACATGGCAAAGTCGGAAACACGTAAGCGTTTTGAGGAAAAGTTCCGCACAGAACGCGCTGCTGGTAACAAGACATTTGAGTTTGAGGGCAAGATGTACAGCACAGAGCTTGCCAAGGCGGCTCCGCTTCCTCCGAAGCGTCCCGCTGACATGGCAGCACCGGCTGCTGACATGCCACGCGTAAGTTCAACTCCAACTACAGAAGCACAGCGTGTTGGTCGTGCGGTATCTGACGCTCGCAGTTCCGTCCGCAGACTCGTTGCTCCGAACGCTGGAGTGGACACAGAAGCAGAACGTGGTGAGCGTAGCGCCGCGATGGCCGCTGTTCAGCGGGCCCGTACTGCCAATGTACAGGCTGGCAGTGCTCGTGCGGACGAAGGCATTCTTCCCGGTTCTTCATATGCTCGTCGCATGAAGACTGGTGGTATGGTAAAGGCTAAGAAGTCCTCTGTCCGAGGTGCGGGTTGCGCGACCCGTGGTCAAGGTAAAGGAAAGATGTACTGACATGCCAAAGAATATCCCACTCCCTCCCCGCCGTCCCGCTGACATGGCCCCCAAGAAGGAGCCTACTTATCCAATGTCGGATATTCCTGTAGATCCGGAATATCAGAAGAATCTTGAGGAAGGCTACAAGACGCCCAAGAAGCCTATGGTCGTAAAGAAGGCCAAGGGCGGCATGGTTCGTGGTTGTGGCATGGCTGCTCGCGGTCATGGTAAGGGAAAGATGTGCTAAGATGCCAAATGAAATCGTAAATGGTCTTTTCTCAAAGAAGGGTGCCAAGATGAAAAAGTCGGGTATGCACAAGATGCCTAACGGCAAGATGATGAAGAACTCCGCTATGGTCAAGGAAAAGGGCACAGGCGAGATGTACGCTTCCAAGGCTGCCATGCGTAAGCACGAGAAGAAGGAATCTCCGATAATGGAGAAGTCCGAGTACAAGCGTGGTGGTATGGCAAAGAAAAAGCCCGCGAAGATGAACAAGGGCGGTATGATGAAGAGCGGTAAAGGCTGCTAATAATGGCT